ACGATCGGCCCGACGCGGGTGCGGGAGTAGGAGAGCACCTGGCTGATGGCGAAGCCGGCGCCCTCCATGCCACTCAGGGTCGTGACCCGCGGCGATTCGAGCTCGCGGATGGCGTTGTCGATCAGGCTCATGTGCTTTTCCAGCGTGGCCGCGTCCGGGTACTGGATGCGCGCGAGCTGGCGGCCTGGGCCGAGGTTGATCACCTCGCCCGGCAATGGGCCCGGATCCCGATCGCGGGGCTTACCATCATCGCCGATGACCGGCGCCGCGGTGGAGTCGCCGTAGGTGACCAGCGGCGATAGTAAGTCTCGAGCGACATACTGGGCGTGCATCGCGCGAAGATACTGGCGGTATTGCACCAGCCACAGCTTGGTCTGCGACACGCCCCAACCCACCTTGCGGTTGCGCCAGTGGTTCATCCACAACCCCGGTGCGAAGTCGTACGGGATGAAGCCGTAGTTGTGCTTGAACTGCTTGACGATCGCGCCGGTTGGCTCAGACTTGTAGTTGGTACCCGTCACCGCCCAGGATGCCCAGGTCTCGTCCCAGTGCTCGATCATCGTGATCGACGTCGGCAGAATCGGCCGCTGGTTGGCGCCGAAGTTGCTCGACGCCTGGGACTGGCCCATGTCCTCGGGCACGATGTTGCCCTCGTCGTCGACGCCCAGGCGGTAGCGCCGAAACGTGGTGCGCACCGGGCGGTCGGTCACCTCGAGCACCTCGGCGATCCTGCCGCCCATGTAGTCGGGGTAGATCGCACGGGCGTCGCAGAACTCCCACGCGAACGGCGGGCCGCACGCCTTTTTCACGTCCTCGGTGGCCTTGTCGTAGTGCGCCCAGGCTTCGGCACTCTCGCCAGGGTTCGGCACCGGGTAGGCGTAGCGCTTGTCCCACGCGTCGGGCAGGAACAGGATCTTGGCCCAGCCGCCGCCGTCATTCAGCGCCGCATCCGTGAGAAAGGTCATCGTGTCCTGGCCGGGCGTCCTCGAGCCGCAGTGCCACAGCGTCTCTTCGGTCCAGTGCTCGCGCTGGGATGCCGCGGTCTGGGCCGTGTCGCTTTCGCCACCGTCCAGGTGCAATCGCGGCCGCTCCAACGTCAACATGGCCGTCTGCTGGAACGCTTCCTCTGAGACGTCGGGATCGCGTGGGTCGACGTTGACGAGGGTGTACTTCTCGTCGGCGCCCATCATCGCCGGGATGCGCATCTCGCGCTGGGCGCGCATGGTGTCGATCTGCACGTCGTCGCGGCGATAGCGGTCGTACATCTCGGTCTGCAACTCCGAGAGGTAGTGGGCGTTGGGTGGGTCGCTCGCCACAGTGTTGGGCGGCAGTGTAACGCCGTGACGCAATCGTGGCACTGAGTGTGCGAAACGGTGGCGCTATGCAGAACCCAGAACCCCGCCGCCAGACGCCGGAAGAGACCATGAATCGTATTGCCGGCGTGCCGAAAACGGCCGACGAGCTCGAGGCGGAGCAGAAGCAGCTCGACGAGGAGCGCACCGCCCAGGTCCAGCGCAATGCCGGCATCTACCCCAAGGATCAACCGAAGGACCGAACGACCGCACAACCGAACCAGCCGACGACTCGCTCGGCCTCGACTTCGAGCGACAAGGCGTAACCACGCCGACACGCGGACTCCACCGCCACGCTCCTCTGGCGTGGGGTATAGTCGGCGGCCCGGCCCGCCCAACGGGCCGAGTCACCAGCACAACGAAGGAGTCACTTCGCCATGCACATGCGATCCTACCGCGCACTCTTCGCCGGACTCGCGCTCATCGCCACGCTCGCAGGACCAGCCGCAGCCAGCGCCGACACGCTCGTCCAACCGAGCACCACCTCCATCGACTACGACCAGTACGGCCGCCAGATCGGCACGAGCGTCACGACCCCATCGGTGATCTATCTCGACGGGAGCACGCACAACGACGTGCCAACGACCACCACCCACTACGACACGAGCGGCAACCGCGTCGGTACGTCGGTAAATACGCCGTCGGTGATCTACCTCGGCAACTGATCAGTTAGCGACTGAAGGCATAGCTGCTTCTGGTCGTCTGGGTCTCGACGCTCGCCGCGGCCCACGCCAGCGCCAGCGCAATCACCGTGTCGTCGTGCTGACCCGACGGTGCCCCGTAGCGCAACATGCCCGACGGCAATCTTTCAACCTCGTATGCCTGCAGCTCGCCGGTCTGCACCGCATCGTCCAGCAATGCCAGGTCGCCGTTTTCGATGGCCACGCTCAGCCCCTGGACGATCGCGGCTTTCGTCGCATTCGTCGACCACCACGGCTGAATTGGTAGTGGGCGGCGGTTGTCGCCGTACATGCGGCCGTAGCCCTGCTGCAGGCGTTCGACGAGTGGCTGGCCCAGCGCGTTGGCCTCGGCGAGGATGACGCGCGGCTGGTACAGGTCCGCCCAGCGATGCAGCCGTTCGGTCTGGAACTCGAAGTCGATCTGGGTGAAGCGGTCCATCGCCACCTGCTCGTACGTGCTGGCGTCGACGACAGAAAACACGGTGAAGTCGTTCGAGCGCGCCCAATCGCAGCCGATGGTGTAGGTATGCCCGCGCTGCGGGGGCGACGGCTCGAGCCGTGCCACGGCCTGCACCCCACGGAAAACCCCAGCACCCTCGAGTGATAGAAACTGCGCTAAATATTCCTGCGCATATTCTCGTTCGGTCAGGTCATGCCGCGCCGCCTCAAGCTCCTCGGACTTGATATACGGATTGACTGACGTCGGCATTTGCCACGAGCACCACTCGGGCTCGAGTTCGTCCTGGCCACGCTGGAACAACGTATAAAAGTCATTCAACCCGCGCGGGGTACTCATAAACCACGCGTCGCCCTGAAAGTCGGTCAGCGTTGGGCGAATCGCCTGGCCCCAGATCTCGGCGAGGCGCGGCACCATCGCTGCCTCGTCGATCACCACGCGGCGGTAGCGGCGGCCGCGAGCGGGATCGCCGGTATCCATGCTCCAGCATTCGATGACACCACCCCCGCGGATGGTGAGCCGATGCTCCTGCTCGGACTTGTCTGTGATCACCTCAGCCAAGACCTGCTTGACTTCCCGCCAGAATTCCTCGAGCAATTTGTAGGTCGGGCAGAAATATCCGCCGGGTCTACGCTCGAGCGCGCAATCGACGAGCACGTCCTGCGCCAATTTACTTTTGCCAGCCCGGCGACCAAGCGCGACGACATTGAAGCGTCGCGCCTGTGCCCGGATCTGGGACTGCGCCTGGTGGAGAATCGGCAGGTCAATCGTCAGCGTTGGCATCCGGCCGCACGCCATTCAGAGTGAAGTTGCGCGGTTCCCTGGGGCACCCACCCCACCCACACTGGTCGCAGAAGTGCAAGCGCACGAATCCTTCGACGACATCACCGTCCGGCAATGTGTGCTTGTAGTCCTCGATGATGTCGTCACGTCTGGGACGTCCACACGTGCAGGGACACGGACCACCGTACGGACACTCCGGCAGCGCTTCTTCGCGATATTCAGCCAGCCGCTGCCGAGCGCGCGCCAGGTCGCGACCGAGTTCCACAAGCGACTTTTCAGTCATGAGCGTCGGCATACGGCGCGTCCAGGATAGGCTGGTCGACGCGCCGCACGACGATGGTCACGTCGCTGTCCGACTGCACCTTGTCGACGGCCTTGAAGCCAACGTAGTCCAACACGTACTTGACCGCGCCGAGGTCGTCCTGCTCGATCAATCGTCCCAGTGCCGAGATCGCCGGCATGACATGCGCCTTGAAGCGTTCCTGAGCACTAGCCAGAGCCTGCGGTGACTTACCGCCATGCAAATAGCACACCGACTGACCGTGCATAGCCCAGTGGCCGCACGTGTCGCCAGCGCGATTTCTGGCGTGGCACTTGACCATCGGGTTGCGCGCGCTCATGGGGTTGGCTGCGTCTCGTGCTCGGGCGGCGTGGTTTCGCGCAGTTTTCTGACGGCGTTCTGCTCACGTTTGGCGCAGCTAACCGAGCAGTAACGCTGCACCAAACCGCGCGGCATGGGGTGGTCTGACTCGGGGATCGGCTTGCCGCAGAACACGCAAAACTCGGTCACGCCGACAGCTCCTGCGGGGCGTTGGGGCAGAACTGCCAGTGCTCGGAACCGGTGGCGGCGAAGTTGGGACAACACGCTGCCTGAGATGCGGAGCGCTTCGTCACGAACTCAATCGAACTCCCGTTGGGCGCCCCATTCGGGGGCGCGTCCCCCACTTCGCTCGGTGCGAAGGGGGGGTTGGGGGGGTTGGGTTGGTCCGGTTCGGTTGGTTGGTTGGTGGGGGAGACGAGGTACGAGTCTCCGGTTGGTTGGTTGGTTGGTCCGGTTGGTAGCCCCGTGACTAACGCGTTAGTCACGCGTGACGTAACGTCGTTTTCTGCGTTACGGTGCCTCCGCTGGCGCTCCCGATTCGCGGCGCGTTTTTCGACCAATCGGCCGGCGTAATCCAGCCAGTCGTGGATGGTGAGCGAGTCGCCGCGGAGCTCAACGAAGCCGGCGCTCACCAACGCGTCCACAAAGCGCTGGGGCTGGCCACGCCACTCGCACGCGCGGGCGACCACCGTCGGCGTCGTCGGAATGTCTCCACTCGGCGCGAAGTCTAACGCCCACCACCAGAAATAGTGCAGGTGGCCGACCGCCGTGGGCAGGTTCACGTGCAGCAGCTCCGCAAAGCGAATCGTTTTGGGATGGTGGCCCACCGCCTGGTGCGACTCAATCCATGCCATGTCCAGGGGCCCTCATACATGGTCCTTCCCACTCCCCCGCGTGATGCGTTTACGCACCGCCTCCCACGTCTGGTCTTGCGGCAGCAAGAGCGCGTCGAGTGTTCCGCGTGAAATCACCTCCACATCCGTGACGGCCTTGACACCGTTCACACTCTTGACGCCGCACCACACGCCCGTCCGCGTGGTCCGATGCGCCGTCAGGTCCTCTTCCAACTCGACCAACCAGAACCGACTCACTACAACTCGCCCGCCGCCTTCTGCCGCTCGGCTTCGATACGGTCCAGGTCCTCGTCACGCACGGTGGCGGCGGTGTGCGCTCGAGCCACGACCCGCGCGGATTCTTCTTTGTCCAGCTGCTCCTGGCGCGCGCTGATGGCGTCCACTAACTCCGTGCCGCGGCGCCGTAGCTCGTCGCGCTCAATGGGCAGCGTGACCCGCTCGGGGTTCAAGCCGAGGCCACGCGCTTCGGCGAGCAGCTGCTCCCAGCGTTTCCAGATGCGCTCGTCCGCGCTGCGCACCAGGTCGGCGTCGTCAGTGTCCTGCTCGCGCGTCGGCACGTACGGCTCCTCTGGCTCAGGGAAATGCGCGTTCGGAATCGACTCGAGCTCGGACTCGTCGGTCATGCCCAGGCCGCACATCGACAGGGTGACGCGCCGTTTCGCCTTGGTCTCGGCTTTCATCAGCGCATTCGCCAGATTTTCGCCGCGCAGGTTGGCAATGGGCACCGCGCCGATGGCACTGTCGGTGCGTCCGTCGGGGCTGGCGGCGTAGGCGGTGACCACGGCCAGGTCGTGCTCGGTCTTGTGCTCGAGCGCGCGGATGCTGAGCTTGTGGATCTTGCGAAGCTGGTCGGTGGCGTCCTTGCGGGCGTAGAGCTGCAGCTGGCCGTTGAGCACGATGTACGCGAATGGCTTGGTCAGCGGGTTCAGGCCGAGACTGGTGCAGACCTTCATGTAGTAGTTGACGCGCTGCTCGGGGTCGAGCCCGGACAGGTCGCCCTGCACCAGCGCCTGCTCCACCGTCATCGGCGCCGTGTTCTTTCGTGTCGTGAGTGCTTGCGTCATTCGTCCTCCATCCCGTCAAGAAAGCTCGTCTGTACCGCTCGGTCGCGCAGCCCCTGGACGACCGAAATAATGAGCCAGGCATTCCGGTGGTGATTCATGTTTCCCACCATCAGCGAACTCCGCTCACTCAAATGCAAAGCGTCAAACAGGTCGTACCGTCGCTCATCGCCATGCTTACGAAGAAACTCGAAACATCCCCAGTCACGCAGGAGCAGCGAATGGCATCCGTCCTCGTCCGCAAACTCCAGACGTGGCGAGAATGCGAAACGCTGCACTCGCTCTCGCTCCACCACCTGGTCATCGAACAACGCGAGCCGCGGCGACGCTGGCGAGTCAGGGTTGAATTCAAAACGAAGAGTCGGCGTCGCCACCGGATGGATGACGGCCAGCGACATGCGTCGCTGATTAGCCACGGCAATGCTCGGCACAACGAACTTGCTCAGTAGTTGAGCGCGTTCGCGTTCCTTCAACTCCCCCACTCGATGGAATGTCATGTTGATGTATTCGTGCATCCCGACGCGACGGTCACCTGCCAGCTTCCACGACTCGCGCCGGTTGTCCTTTGGGTTGCGCTCAAGCTGGACTCGGTTGACTGTCCACCGCTCAGGTGCATGCCGTCGCGCAAGGGGGTAGATCCGGAGCAAACTACCCAACTCAGACGACACGCCGGCCGAGCAGACGAAAATTCGACCATCGCTGTTTGGCTCGGGCACCGTCTTGCCCAGCATCACGAAGTCCTCGCAGATCACGTCAATCCCCACGATCGCGATACCACTGCGCCAACTCCTCGAGCAGCACATTCCCGTGACACAGGGCTGGCGCGCACCAACATCCGAGCGCCTTGCCCTCGAGCTCCTCTAAACGCTGGAGCAGACTCGGCTTATTCGGGAAATAGAATTCTCGGTAGTTGGCAACAACTTCATCGCGCGTGCCGTCCTTGTCTACTTCGAACGGGTTTCCCCAAGGGGAGACGCGGTCAATCCGTACAAACCGATCGGTCGCGCGTGCCCATGCCTGGAGCGCGTGGTGCGTGTGCATGTTCAGCACAATGGACTCGCCACGTTCCACGCAGGCTTGGAGAGCCAACTCCTCGTCCGTCCACTCAGGCTCCGCAGCCGCTGGCTCCTCGTCACCACGTAAGGCGCGCCACACCAGGGCCTCGGTGAATTCCTCGGGCTGCGGCTCGTGGTACGAGCATGATGTTTCCAAGTCACGCAGCCAATCAGCGCTTACGTCGGTTAATTCCTGCCAACGCCGCGCGAGACGATCGTCAAGCCCGGCCTCAGCTAGCGCCTCCTGATAAGGAGACAAAAGGCGGCCAGCCTGTCCGGGTTTTTTTGGACGTCCCGCGTCCCGCTCCAGTGCCTTCAGCAATGCGCCTGTCTGCCGTTTCGCCAACAGTTTCGCTAGCGCCCAACGGTTCTGCGTGACCTGGCTGCCGCGAGCCCGCTTGACGGCCTCCAGCGTCAACGCGAGCTGGTCAACCTCCTGTTTGCCACGCTTGGGGGTTGTGATCGTCGCGAGCCAGACCTCGGTCTGGGAAACAGGGTCGAGCGCTTGTTCCTCAGTGCTCATGGCATCAGCAGCCGCCAACCGTCCACTGCCCGCGACGCCCGAGCGCGAGGTCGTGCGCTGCGACTGCTCGGGCTTGCGTTGGGTTCCACTTGGACCACTCCGGGTGCCCCATTTCGGCGGCGTGCGCAGCAAAGGTGGAATCCATGTATTGCATGACGCCACCAGCACCGGAGCCGCGCTGATTGGCAATGTTGCGCCCCTGCGACTCTTTGCCTTCGATGCACGCCACGCGGGCGGACACCGCCGGCGCAGCGGGTGGTGAGTCCGAGCGCGCCGGCGGCCAGACTGTCTCACGTGGCAACGGCGGCAGTTCGCCCACGCTGCGCAGGTACGTCCAGGGATCCGCGCCAGTCGACGACACGGCGCCCGCGAGGTCGACTGGATCGACGTGCGCCGTGGCCGCGGCGGCCGAGACTTCCGCGCTGACGTCGTCGGCATGGCCGATGAGCACCGCGGTGCCGAGCACCAGGCCGCACACCAGGCCCGCGACGAACGCTGGCACACGCGCCACTAATCCAGGCTCCTGAGCGCGATCGCCATGATCAGCACGAGCATCGCCACAAACGGCATCACGACGTGCAGCTGGTCGTCAGTCATGGGCCTTGCCACCCAGACAGTCGTGCCGCCGCTCTGGCGTGAGCTCGTCGTGTGCAGCGCAAAGGAAGCTCCCACACAGCGGGCACCACGTCGCGACGGGCTGCAGGCAGCCACGCGCCTGGCAGAACGCGGGCACGGGCTCCAGGCCCAGCGCATCCCAGTCCGGCTCGGTCTCAGTCTTCATAGGGGCAGGTCCTCCAGGTCCTCCTCGTGCGCCGGCTGCGAGGGCAACTCCGGTTTGACCGCGTCCCGCACGCGCCAGGCTGGCGACTTACTCAATTCCTCGTGCACCAGGCGCCGCGCGGCCTCGAGCGTCGAAGCGACGGCTTCTTCGCTCAGGTCGTACACCTCGCCCAATGGCACGTCGAGCGCGACCTCCGCGGTCTCGCTGCCGAAATTGCCATCCGAGACCTGTTTGCGGAACACCACACGCGCGCGGATGGTCTCCTGTGTCGTCAACTCGTCCGACCCTCCAGTCCGTACTGAAAGACGCGCTCAACCTCCCGCCAGTCCCGCGGATACCACACGAAGACTGGCAAGCCGCCGCGGCGCATTGACGGAATCGTTCGCTTCTGGTCCTTGCTGAGCGTGCCGTGCTTCCCCTTGAGCTCGACGTCGAACGACTCGCCCAGCTCCTCGTGCCAGAAGCGCCAGTCGGGCTGCCCCAGCGCTTCGGAAAAGCCGTCGAGACGCGAGATGTGGACGCTTTCCATGACGCCCTCCGAGTCGCGCAGGTGGACGCCGCGCCAGTGCCACAGTTTGGCGCGAGACTTGACCCAGCGCGTCCACTCGTCCTCGCCGACGATGGCTTCGACGAGCAGGATCTGGGCGCGCGTGAGCGTCCGCTGCGGCACGATGCGCACGGCCATGCTCCGCGTGCGCGGATAGCTGAGGCCGTGGGCGACGCTCAGTCGCGCAACCATCGAAACCACCGCGCCAGGCCGGCCGCCGTGCACACGCTCGCCACGGTCCAGCCAATCAACAGCCAGATCCAGGCCGGCATCACGCGCCACTGCTCCAGTACGCGCTCTGCTGCTCGACCTCCTCGGCCAGAGCCCGCTCGACCTGGACGTCGCCATACATGACCGCGAGCTCCTCGAGTCGCTGGATGATCTGGCTCAGGTTCAGCCCGAGCGTGCTGTTGCGACGGATGCCGTCCCAGCTGCCGGCCTTCCACGCCGCGGCCCAGAGCGAGCCGACGACGTCGGGAGGGATGTCGTCCAGGAAGGCGCACTCGGTCGGATGGTCGCGGCGCCAGGCGAAGTAACTCGCGCGCTGGGACTCCGCGGCGGTCGCGGCGTGCATCAGCGGGCCTCGTCGGCGTCGCCGTCCCAGTGTGCGCACCGCTCGGAGCGCATTAGGCGACCTCGGCGACGGCGTCAGACTCGAGCTCGAGTCGGAGTCGGGCTACTTCCTCATGGATCTTGAGGTGC